ATTAAGTTTGCTACAATGGCTGATGCAAAAGCTACAGTAGCTAAAGTAAAACGGTTAAAGAAACCTTACGCAAGAAAGATTCAGATATTGACAGTAGCTGAACAACGTGCTAAAGTAATGGGGAAGACAGCAATAGCAAATGTCTTCAAAAAAGCTAAAGCAGACTTGCGAAAGGGTAAAGATGCCGTATCTAACAAGTAACATACCATATTTTAAAGCATGGGTAAGAAGAGAATATACAAAGAATCTAGAAGAGTATCACGGAGAGTTTCTACACTGCATGGTAGTGGCAGTAACCACGATGCCAAACAAGACTCTCAGCTTCCAAGTCATTTTTACAGGATGCGAGTCAGACGAATCGGAAGAAGAGCACAACATACACGGAGGGGCGATGTGGGCGAGGATGCCCCTGACAGCTCTGGTAGCTGACACACCATACGAGGAATGGCCTACAGAGCTACCACCCTACATGGCACAGCCTTGGGATTGTATGTCGCACACTCACAGTGTGTACAAGATAGAGAGAGCTAGTCCTGCCCCTTGGATTGCCAAAGTAGATGGAGAGTTCTATCCTGCCAAATACTACTTTACTGTTGACTATACTGACAATGAAGTAGCTGACGATCCTGCACAACACAAACAGTCTCATGTACTTGAGTTGTTAGATGCTGGAGAATATACAGGTAACATAGTTGCGTTGCCCAATAATAGAGTGAGAGTAACTCATCCAGCTTGGTTTGAAACAGGAGAAGGTGCTCCTGACTTTAAACCTAACCAACACACATATAACTCTAAAGAAGATGTAGAGTATGTATGGGATACACAAAGAGTATTTAACAATTTATATAGTGAGGAATGACTATGAAAAAGATGAAGAAAAAAGGTTATGCTAACGGTGGTATGGGAAAGAAAATGAAGAAAAAAGGATATGCTAATGGTGGTATGCCTATGACTACCGTTAAAGGAATGAAAGTACCTAAATTTGCAGCAGACGGTAAGGGTGCAAATGATATGAAAAAAGGTATGAAGAACGGTGGTATGGCTAAAAAAGGTTATGCTATGGGTGGAGCTAACATGAAGATGAAGAAGAAAGCCTATGCTAAAGGTGGCAAGGTTATGACTTACAATCTTGGTGGTATGGTTAAATCTCAAACCAACAATATGAAGAAAGGTAAGTAATAATGGCTTCGTATAAAGACTATAAATCAGTATCAGCAGCCAAGAAAGCTGGTTCTTTATATTTTATGGGTAAAGACGGTAAGAAGAAACTTGCAGTTACTGCAGAAACACTTAATGCTTGGAAGAAGAAAAACAAAGGTAAGTTTAAAGGTTCTGCTCTTACTGCTTGGGCTAATAATAAAGGTAAAGATGTTAAAGGTGTACTTAGGCCTAAGAAAAGACCTGGTTCAGGCTCAGATGTATCAAAAAATGCATCTCAACCTAAAGTTACAGTAAGTGAGTTAAGGAAACCTTTAGATAGAAGTAAACGTGATCCAGAGACATCAACAGATAAAGTTAAAAGAGTAGCTAAAAAAGCTTTAACTCAGCTTGATGAAGATGTTAAAAAACCTGGTAATGAAGCTGCTAGAAAAGCAAGAGAAGCAGGTAGACTTGATAGTATAAAAGAACGTGCAGCTAAAAGAGCAGCAGCTAAAAAGAAAGCTGCAGGTGCATCTAAAGGCGGCATGATGAAAAAGAAAAAATAACTATAAGTGGCATACCCACATCAAACAATCAAAGTGGTGATACCACAGAAGGATTTTTAAAATGGCAACAACTACACTCACTCAAGGTATTGAGGAATACCAATCAGACATTACCTTTGGTAATGGCATAGACGTAACAGGCACTGGTGCATTCAGTGGTGCTGTTACTTTACTTAAGCCTATCAGTAGCATTACTACTGCAACACAGACAGTAACAGCAGCAGAATCAGGTACAGTATTCTCACTTAATCGTGCTGCTGGTATTGTTGTAACTCTACCTGCTGCTGCTGCTGGACTTAACTATAAGTTCCACATTGGTACAACAGGTACAGGTACACTCACAATCAATGCAGCTACCAGTGCAGACACTCTGCAGGGTGTTATAATGATTATTGACAAAGACGAAGTAGGTGGCATTGCTGCTTTAAACGAAAACATTGATACACTGGCATTTTGTTCTCCTGCTGCTGCTGATCACCAGTTGATTATGAGTGCAGACACTAAGGGCCGTTTTATTGGTGGTATGATTGAGTACACCTGCATTACTGATTCTAAGTGGGTTGTAACTGGACATCTCTTTGGTGACGGTACTGTAGCAACTCCATTTACATAAGTTAGGATATAATTAATGGCTAACTCATTAGGCACATTCCAACCTAATACGTTACAATGGAGTGTACAAACAAAAGTAACGGTAGATAATACTGCAGGTAACACTGCACATTTTACCTGCACTGGCTTTAGAGTTGTACACATACATGCTAACCAAGAGTTTCTAATTAACTTTGGTGCTGCAGAAGCTAACTGTGGTGCTAATGACTTACAATTAGAAGCTGGTAGTTACTCTCTTGCAGTCCCTGATGCTATTGGGAATGCTGTTATAATGAACATCTTAGCTGCAAGTAGTGACGATGTAACAGCAAGAGTTGTACTATCTTAAAACATTGCAATCCCGACATAACGGGGTTGCATTATTATCTGTTTTAATTTATACTAAAATATGTAAAACTATCCCCAATGCAACAAAAGGAGATAGTGCATGTTTAGAAAGTTTATAAATTTTATTAAGACAAGTCAAGAACGTAAAGTAGCTTTGTGGCAGTTAGAGAATATGACTGACATGCAGCTAAAAGATATAGGAGTTACTCGTGGTCAAATCTACCAAAAAGTCTACAGTTAATGCGGCAGGTAATTATACTAAGCCTAGTATGCGTAAACGCCTTGTGTCTTCCATTAAAGCTGGAGGCAAAGGAGGCAAGCCAGGGCAGTGGTCTGCGAGGAAAGCACAAATGGTTGCAAAACAATATAAAGCAAAAGGTGGTGGTTATTCATGAAAAGATATTTTAAAAGGATAATAAAGGCTATACTAAATTGGAAGTGCTTGTGTAACGGCAAGTGCGGTTGTGACTGTAAGACTTGATATGGCTTTAGCTAAATCACAGAAGAGTTTAAAGTCATGGTCCAAACAAAAGTGGCGTACTAAAAGTGGCAAGCCTAGTGCTAAAACTGGTGAAAGGTATTTACCTGCTAAGGCTATTAAGTCTCTTAGCTCTAGTGAGTATGCAGCTACAACCAGAGCTAAGAGAAAAGGCACTAAGGCAGGTAAGCAGCATGTACCTCAGCCTAAAGGCATTGCAAAGAAAACCCGATCCTACAGGAAAGTAACATGAACATTAACACAAGCTACAATTACGATAGAGTTGTACCTGACTGGCCTAGCTCTAAATGTGAAAGAGTAGAAGAAACTAAAAAAACAGCAGAAGCTAAAGTAGAAAAGATTAGAAACGATACTGCATATACTTATCACCCTGTTAATAAACCACACAGACAGGGTGAAGTAGTAGACTTCGTAATAGCTTAGGGAATAATATGGCACGTAATCTTACAGAGAAACAACAGAAGTTCTTAGAGGTTTTGTTTGAAGAAGCTAAGGGTAATCCAGCAAAAGCAATGAAGCTTGCTGGTTATGCACATGGAGTACCTTCTACAAATGTATTAAACTCTTTACAGGATGAGGTTGCAGAACTAACTAAGAAGTTTCTTGCAACACGAGGACCACAAGCAGCTTGGTCTATGATGGACATACTAAACAATCCTACAGAATTAGGTAATAAAGAAAAGATGGCAGCAGCTAAAGATTTACTTGACAGAGCTGGTTTTGTTAAGACTGAGAAAGTAGAAGTAAAAGCTGAAAGCCCTTTGTTTATTTTACCTCCTAAAGCAGATGAAAATTGATAGACAATGGAAACTACCAAAACCAGATGTAACAGAAGAAGGTTATATTTGGTATCCAGTAGTTAGAGTAGGAAGATATATACCCTTTGGTTATGAACAAGACCCAGAGGACCAAGATATACTACTACCAATACAAGATGAGTTAGAGCTGTACGAAAAGGCTAAGAAGTTTTTAAAGCAGTACAGTTATCGTGATGTAGCTAATTGGCTAAGTACTCAGTCAGGCAGATACATATCCCATGTGGGATTATACAAGAGGGTAAACATTGAGCAGAAACGTAAGACAGAAGCTTCAAACAAACGTTACCTTGCCAAACGATATAAAGAAGCCCTTGAGAAAGCGGAAAAAATCGAAGCCAGAATCAAAGACAGTAGAGAAGCAGCCAGCATTAGTTAAGCCCCCAGAGATTGATGTAGAGTTAGCAGAGCAGAAAATTAGAGAGATTATCTTTGAACCTAATGCAGGTCCACAGACATCCTTTCTAGCCTCTACAGAACAAGAAGTGTTGTATGGTGGTTCTGCAGGTGGTGGTAAGTCTTATGCTATGGTTGCTGACCCTGTTAGATACTTTAATAACCCACATGCAAGTATGCTACT